CATGAATTCGCCAATTAGCTACGAATCTACGAATCTGTTAACAAGAAAGTTCATACATTTTTATCTGTGTCTCGGTTCGATTGGACATCACTTTTCTGGCCGAGACTAACCAGAAATAGCTATCATCAAGCCCAATCGCCAATGAAAGGGCGTCTTCAACCGCTTTTATAAAGTTTGAAACATCTTTTTTTTTCACGGTTTTATCTTTATTTAGCCAATTAGAGCAGCAAAACTCTATTTCAACACAATACAGTGTTTTTTTAATCTCTACTTTTTTTAGATAAAAAGCACTAATTCGCTGCCACTCAATTAATTCTTTACTCTTAAATCGCACACCAATCTTGCGACTACTCACATACATTTTATTAACACTTGGCGGCATAGCTGGAATGGTAAAATTAATCACTGCGCATTTCAATTTAGCACGCATTTGATATTTTTAAATCTAACATCAAAAAAAGTAACCTTGAATGGAGGAATTACTAAAATGTCAAAAGATAAACCCGTACACGCGCAACAACTTCAAATGAGATCATCTCGAAGGATGATTCATCACTTATTCAAAGCACTTCCTGCTAGTTTCAAAAAAAACAAAGCCTGGAAGAAAAACGTGGTCGATATTGAAGACGTTGTTCATCAGCACTTTTTTCACACCATTAACTCAATGGGAATGGAGCAAAAATATACCACTGCAACGGGCGGTCATTTCCATGAAATCAAAGTCATTCCACAAGGCAACGGACAGCCGCCTAGAGTTGAATGCGGACCTGCACTGACAAAAGTCACACGACGTCTTCCAAACGGATCAACAAAATCATTCAATGCAGCAATTTCATGGGAATACATTAATCAAAATGGTGAGCTTGCGGTTTTAAAAGACGAGCATAAGCACGATATGGTTTATGGCGGGTCTGATGAAATATTCCCAAATCATAAACTAAACCAACAAGCTCAGGCAGCGATTCAAAACTCTAATAAGTCTTCATGGGAAAATGAAGAGGTTAGATTAGATGTCGTCCCTGGCTAACGTCAAAACTAAGTTTGATTTACGATTAGAAGAAAAATTTAAAACCAAGCCTGATGTTTTGAAATTTCTAAAAAATCACGAAAGAAAAAACATCGTGCTTAACCGTCTTTGTGAAGAGATTGTTAAGTGCGAGCGTTTTTGCGTTACATTTAATGTGAATAAATATCTGATGGTTATTAATTCAGTGGCGGATATGTTTGCTTCAAATGCTTTAAATTATATCGAACAACAAATGCTGTCTGATGCGGAAAAAAATAGACTAATTAAAAAGGCAGATGCAATTAAAGAAGCTGAAAATGTAATGATGATTTTAGAAAAAGAAGTAAAAGATGAAGAAAAAAATATCAGGGTTTTCCTAAATGAAAACGGTTAATCTATGTCGGCGATTGGAAGGCCCACTAAATACAATTCTTCATACTGCGAAGAAATAATAAGATTTCGCGCAAAAGGGTTTTCACTAAAAGCATTCGCTGGACACATTAGAGTGAATTTAGACACTCTTTATCATTGGCAAAAATTGTTTCCTGAGTTTTCCGAAGCCTGTAAAGACGCAGAGGCCGCTTGCCTTAAGGCGTGGGAAGCTCTCATGATTGCTCGTGCCACTGGACAGCAAAAGGGGTGCGCTGCCTCTGGAATATTTATGATGGCAAACTTATTTCATTACAAAAGAACAGATCCAAAAATTGAAAATAAAAATGAATACGATGGTTTTGTTTTCGTGGATGAAAATGGCAATGACATAGAGGACGCAGAATTGGTGGAAGAAAATGCAAAAACTTCGACCGATTAAATATAAACCGCTCTCATTTCAAAATATATTCCACAAATCAACCGCCGAAAAGGTTTATCTCTCTGGTGGATATGGATGCGGAAAAACATACTCACTTTGCATGAAGGCGCTGAAACTTGCGCATATTAACAAGGGAATGCCAGGAGGATTTTTAGCGCCGAATTTAAAAATGTTTAAAAAAGACGTGCTTCCAACTATGAGAGAGATCACGCAAGAAAATGGAATACCATTCAGATTCAATCAACAAGATTCAATAATGCACTTCCCTGGTCTTGGAGTTGAAGTATATGTCTTTCACGATGAAGACAAAGGCGCTTCAATTCGTGGCCCCAACTTAGCTTGGATGGGAATTAACGAAGTCACATTGATTGCAAAGGAAACATTTGATGCTGCACTAGCTCGTGTAAGATTAAAAAAAGCGAATCTTCTGCAAACAGTTATGAGTGGAACTCCTGAAGGGTTTAACTGGGCGTATGAATACTTTATTGAGAATCAAAGAAGTGACACGCAATTAATTTTTGGATCAACGCGAGAAAATATACACGTTCATAGTTCTTATGTTGGCATACTACAAAATAGCTACGACGAATTAATGATTGAACAATATCTCGACGGTAAGTTTGTAAACTTAGCTGGTCGTCGTGCACTTTGGGCGTTTGATAGATTCAAATATGTTAAAAAAGATTTGATGCTTAATCCTGGTTATCCAATATGGGTAAGCTTAGACTTTAACTTAAATCCAATGGCAGCTACTGTTTGGAACTATTTTCCAGGTGAAAAAGTAAAGCTAAGAGCAGTCGAGGATATTTGTTTGAAAACAAGTAACACCGATGAAATGGCGCAGGTGCTTTTAAGTAGGTATGGAACCAATATCACAATCTATCCCGATCCAGCAGGTTCAGCAGGAAGCACGAAGAGTAAAGGCAAGTCCGATATTCAAATTCTCAAAGACTATGGCTTTCATGATATAAAATATAAAAGATCAATCACCTCTGTTAGAGATTGTCTTAACGCATTTAATAGAATGCTATCTCGTGGAGAAATTGAAATTGGTGCGCAATGTAAAAATATAATTGCGGATGCTGAGCAGTGCATCCTAAAAAAAGACAGTGTAAACTTAGACAAGACCAATCCAATGAGAACACATTGGCTTGATGGTGCTAAAGATATGATTGACTATGAGTTTCCAATTAAGGCTAAGTCTGGCAGTTGGAGAGAGGTGCAAATAAGATGAAAATTTATAATGAGCAACAAATACTTGATGAAAAATTTCGTGCAATGGTTATCGAGGAAATTGTTGCAAATGAAAACATAGAGAGAAAAAAAGAAGCTCTTAAACGTTATGATATTTTCAAAGACAATACAAAAAAATGGGTAATTGATAAGCTTACAAAAGAAGGACTAGGCAGCGATACAATTGCGCTAATGAGCAATCGCTCTTCTAATATTTCAATATGCAAAAAGATTATTAATAAAATATCACGCGCATATTCTGGCGGTGTTATTCGTGAAACCCTTTCAGCAGGGGCTAAACTTCAAATCGAAGTGTTTGAGAAAAAGCTTAGCTGGAATACTAAGATGCGTAAGACAGACAAATATTTAAACCTTTTTAAAAATACTCTTGTTGGGATTGTTCCAGTTATTTCAAAAATAGAAGATGAAAAAAAATATTATGAGCTAGCAATGAAAGTTCTAGCTCCTTGGCAATACGATGCGCTAGAGCTTGCATCAAATAGAGAAAAAGCAGAGTGTATAATTATTTCTGACTATTTAGAACGCTCTCAAATTATTGGTGCTACTGGAGATGGCGTTGATCAAACTATTGCCGACTCACCAGACGATCAAAATAGAGATGCGCATGTTAGAGAGTTTATATGGTGGAGTAATTCATATCACTTTACAACCGATGAGCATGGACGAATTTTAGCAATTAAATCACCACAAGATTTAAAAAATCCAATTATGAAAAATCCGTGGCAAACAGTCTCAGAAGATCAAGATGGAAGTTTCTGGGCACAGGGCGGTGAGGATTTAACTGAAGGTTCTATTCTTGTTAATACATTAATCACAGACATGTTTTCGATTGCATATATGCAGGGATGGGGACAAACAGTTATAACAGGCGGCGAACAAATTCCAAACAAGTTTGCTATTGGACCTCATCGTGCATTGATAATTAAATATGATAAAGATAATGATCCTAAGCCAGAGGTAAATATTCAATCTGCCAATCCACCGCTTGATGCATGGATGCGCGCAATTGAGCAATATGTTGCACTTCTTTTAAGCACAAATAATCTTGCGCCTTCTAATATCTCAATGAAGCTTGATGCAAATACATTCCCATCTGGAATTGCAATGATGATTGAACAAAGCGAGCACACGGATAACATTGTTGAGAAACAAGAAATATTTAAAAATGTAGAGCGTGAGTTGTGGAAAACCGTATTCTTATGGCAACAATTATTTTTATCTGCCAATGCGCTAACTGATGACTTTGCAGAAATTGGTAAGGTAATAGCGCCTATAGATGTATCAATTAAATTTAATGCAGTTGTTCCACCTGTTAGTGAAAAAGAAAAATTAGAAATTATCAAGATGAGACAAGAGCTTGGCATTAATACAATGATTGAATTGTTGAAAAAGGATAATCCTGATTTAAGCGATGAAGAAGTAGAGAAAAAACTTCTTTTAATTATGAAAGAGAAGTTAGAAAAAATGCGAGCTAGTATGCCTGTTATAAATGAACCATCTCAAGAAGAAGAGGATGATGAGTTAGATAATGGACAAGATAGCGTTCAAATTCAATCCTGAGGATTTAACTGGAATTGATATTCCAAAAGAAAATAGAAAAAGGGCTTCTGATGAAGTCGCGCGCGCTGTCATTGATTATATTTTAGATTATGTGGGCGAGGGTAAATCACCAGTAAGCGGCGGTGCATGGAAGAAAAAACTGACACAAGAATATGAAAAAAAGAAAAAAGATGAGTCAGGCGTTAATTTTGCTAATTTAGAATCGAGCGGAGCATTGCTTGATTCGCTTGAGGCACGAGTTGCTAGAGACGGGACAATTGAAGTCGGCATATTTGAATCAAGCCAAGTTGGTAAAGCTGACGGGCACAATAACTTCTCTGGAAAATCAGAACTTCCTACAAGACAATTTATTCCAAAAAAGAACCAAACATTTAAACAAGAAATCATTCGAGGTCTTCGTGAGATCATGGAGGAGTACAAAGAATGATTAAGTTTAAATATCCAAACGATGCTCAGCTAACAAAAGAACTAAAAAAAGCAGTAGAAGAAAAAAAACGTCAAGGCTTTAAAGCACTGCCACAAGGCGAGATGTTTCGATTGGGAGATGCATTTAAAGATGCAATGACATCAACAATAGAAAAAGGTCAAAGCCCAATTACTCCTTGGCCCTCTAGGTTTCCAGCCTACAAATATTCATCTGCTCCACAAGATGAAAGAGCAAACAAATATCCATTCTCAGCTAGAAAATCATTTCCAAGTAAAAGAGCAAGGCCAGTTAATTTAACTCTGAGCGGCGAATTTTTAAAAAGCCTAAAAGTGCGGCCAATTAAAAGGGGTGATAATAATTATTTAAACGTCGGCTTTGATAATTTTGAAAGTGAATTAAAAGAGCTTGGACATAGAGAGGGAGTGAATGGTCAACCTAAAAGGCCAATCGTCCCAAGTGAGATTGGAGAAGACTTCATAAGACCACTCAGGAGGTTCCTCGAGACGGCTTTTGAGGTTATCTTGCGAAACGTACTTGCAAGAACAAAATAAAAAAAGGAGAATAGAAAATGCAACAAGATATGGGCGGTGCCCAAACAGGTGACAATGGCGGTGCCAACGGAACACCAGACGCTAACAACACTGATAAGGTCGTAAAGTGGGATGGCCACAAGCGAGCCGTAGACGACATGATGTCCTATAAAAAACAAGTCGGTGACTTGAAGGGCAAACTTGATTCGTTAGAAGGTGAACTTTCAAACATAAAGCAGCGTGAACTTGAAGGACAAGGAAACTACAAAACTTTATGGGAGAAAGAGCGAGAACGCGCAGAAGCAGCAGAGGCCAAGGCCAAAAATTTAGCAAACAATGTGGCTTGGGATAAAAAATTCACAGCAGTGCATTCAGCTTTATTGAAGTCTGGACTACGTAGTGATGCTTCTGAGTTAATCGAGCTACAAAAGTTAGACGATGTTGCATTAGAATATACGAGTGAAGGCCGTTTCTTTGTAAATGGCGTTGAGACGTTTGTAGAGAATTTCAAAAAGAAATATCCGTACGCGTTTCAAATTACTCAAACTCCGCAAGTGAATGGCGGAGGTGGTTCTGCAACGCACAATATGAATGGTGGTAGCGATACCGTTACTCCAGCAATGGTTGTGGCAGCAGAGCTAGAAAGCAAAAAAGATCCTCAAAATAAAGATAAGCGAGAAAAATTTCTTTTTCTTTATAAGAGGTATAATGAACAAAAGACAAAAAAATGATTTATGAT